GGTAGCGCCTCAGGTGAAAACTTCACTATTCCATTGTATGACTAAAGACCGTTCCACGAGTACTCCTGGCGTTTCGGCAACTATTGTTCCGACACCGCACAACTCGAGTAATGTTACGCCGTTTATTGTTACTAGGCCTGCATCCAATGCAGGTTCCTATGAGCAATTAGACGGTTTTACAACTCGTTTCAAGAGTCCCAAGCGACAAAACTATTGCAGTCACGTTAAAGTTAACGTACTGCCAATCGCTTCCATTCTCAAGTGGGCATCTGGTGGTCCTTTGACTACCAATGCTTGGTGGGAATGGCAAACGTCTATTTCGACGTTTGGGTTGGATACGGCTGCGTTCGGCACGTGGGATAACCCTCTTTCAGGGTTGCCCGCGCTTAGTGCGTCTGATGCGTTTGGGGGTCTATTTGTATTACCCCCATCCGACATAGAGAATCTTAAGTTAAGGAGTCTTGCTGACTCTCTTCCTAAGATTCGTCCAAAACTGTCGTTACTCAACGATATATTGGAGTTAAAGGACATTAAGTCCCTACCGCACACACTGAGAAACGTTCGAGAGGCGATTCGTCGCCTGCAAACGATACGAGGCTTCTCCAGATTAGCACAAAAGGGAGTTTCCCTTCGCTGGTCTCTGAAGCGCATCCTGTCTCAGCTAAGCCGAACTACTAGTGACGTTTACCTGCAAGAGCAGTTTAACGTCGCTCCTACGTTACGTGACATCTCGGCTGCCAAAAGCAGCTTCGACTCATATCGCAAAGAGGTTGATGATCTCCTTGCGCATGAGGGACAGTTGAGAGTGCGCCATTACAAGCGAACTCCTACAAACGGTTACGATTCAAGCGATAATACGTCTAGCCCTACAGCCCTTTCTGGGTTGTTTGGAACTAGAACCGTACGTCGCCAAGTTTCGTTTCCGACTGCTCCTGTCTTCCGTGCACAGATATGGTACAGTTACAAACTGGACTCGTATCAGCGGGAGAATGCTCCCGCATTGGCATTGCTAGATTCCCTTGGTGCTGGCGGTAATAGACCGTCCATCATTTGGAATGCAATACCATGGAGTTTCGTCGTCGATTGGACACTGGGGGTTTCCCAGTGGCTAAAAGATAACGTTGACTCCGGTGCTATGGACCCCGTAACAGTCATACATCAGTACTTATGGAGCTTCTCTTGTGTTCGCCAGGTCGACTTGTATAACAACTTGTCTGCCAGCGGACCTTTGAGTAGCTCTCCTGTACTTTGTTCGAGATACGTCGAATCCGTTTATTTACGGGTTCCTGACGTACCGGACATTCCACGCTCAATAGCTACGAGCGGGCTAAGCTTGAAAGAGTTTAGCTTAGCGACAGCCCTCAAATTATCGAGGTAGGTCGTAAGCCACACAGTCTTGATTGACGACTTATTGTCAATCGTACCGCATGTTACCTACAAACCTAACTACGAACGAAGTAAAAGACGCCGCTGGTGCAGAAATTGAATTCCTGCGCATCGGCACTGAAGGTCGGAAAGTTGTCTTCGCCAAGTCTGGCGAAGCACCGAACGCACCGCATCGAATCACTG